AATACCCCCACCCCGTTTCAGTTTGCCAAGGGCGGCGGCTTTGGCCTGGGCGTGATGGGCGAGGCAGGCCCTGAGGCGGTGATGCCGCTCACCCGTACCCCGGGCGGGCAGCTCGGCGTGCGCATGGCGGGTGCTGCGGGCGCGGCTCAAGGTAATATCACCATCAATGTCATGGTCAACACCCAGAGCGGCGCGGTTGATAGCCGTGCGCAAGGCGGCAGCGGCAACGGCAACACTGGCGGCTTGCAGCAACTTGGCAACCAGCTGGGTAACATGGTGCGCGACATCCTGGTACAGGAGCAACGCCCCGGCGGCGTATTGGCCTGATAGGGAGTGCGCAACCTCGGTTGCGCCTGTATTGTATAGAGCAGCGTCATGCCGCTGCACGCCATAACGGAACCTGTTCCGCCTTGGCGTGTGTTGTTGGGGCTTTATAGCCCCTTACAACCACGGACAAGCCCCCTTCATTCAGAAATAAGGAGCCTTAGGCGACTATATTTCGTGGGAATGCCCTTGCGGCATTGCGGGCTTAACCGGAACATCTTCCGTCTTAACCTGACCCTCGCGCGCGCGTAAAGTCTGCTCATGCCCGCGCCTATCCTTACTTATCCAGTTTCCTATGCCTCGCCGATGAAGGTGAAGCCCGCCATTCTTGAGGCAAAATTCGGTGACGGTTATAGTCAACGTGCCGCCAACGGCCTGAATGCAGTGCTGGAAGTCTGGAATGTTCAGGCCACCCCGTTAAAAAATGCCAGTGAAGCGAATGCCTTCGAGGCGTTTTTGCGCGCTCGGGGCGGGGTTGTCGCCTTTCAGTGGACGACCCCTTTTAACCGCACCGCGTTGTTTATCTGCAAGGACTGGCAGCGCACCCCGTTGGCCGCCGGTATCTCCAGTATCACCGCTACTTTTGAAGAGGTGGCGGCATGACGATTCGCGCGGATATTCAGTCGCTGGCCGCTTCGGCGATCGTCGAGCTGTTCGAGCTGGATTTAACCCCGCTGGGCGTAGCGGAAAAGCTGTATTTTCATGCGGGTACCAACGCGTTGGGTGGTGCCGTCGTCTGGCAAGGGGTTAGTTATCTGGCTATGCCGATCGAGGCCAACGGCTTCGAGTGGAGCGGTAAGGGGGTGATGCCACGACCCAAGATGCGCGTCGCCAATGTAGACGGGATGTTCGGTGCGCTGGCCGCACAATATGCGGGGCTGCTGGGGGCTAAACTCACCCGCCGTAAGACGCTGGCCAAGTTTCTGGATGCAATCAATTTCCCGGGTGGAGTGAACGCGACGGCGGATGCCGCTCAATCTTACCCTGACGAAGTTTATTTTATTGACCGCAAGGCCGCTGAAAACGCCGTGTTCCTCGAATTTGAACTGGCCTCCGCGCTCGATCTGCCCGGTGTGATGTTGCCGCGTCGGCAGTTTATTTCCAATACCTGCGCCTGGCGCTATCGCAGCAGCGAATGCGGCTACGTCGGGGCAGCAATGTACGACAGCGCCGATACCCCCACGACTATCCCTGCGCAGGATGCCTGCGGCAAGCGGCTCACCTCCTGTAAGGCGCGTTTTGGCACCTATGCCACCTTGCCCTTCGGTGGTTTTCCGGGATCGGGGATGCTCAGATGATGCGCGCTATCTTCGATCATGCGCTGGCTGAGTCGCCGCGTGAATGTTGCGGATTGATTGTGGTGTGCGCAACCCCGGTTTCGCCAGGCGGCGATGTGTCGCCGCACTCCAAATACGTCCCCTGTCGTAATCTGTCCGAATCGCCACATGAGCAATTTGTCTTGTCGCCGGAAGATTGGGCAGCGGCTGAAGCCTTGGGCGAAATCACTGAAATCGTTCATTCTCACCCCTTTGCAAGCCCCGAGCCGTCCGAAGCTGATCGCATTTCCTGTAACGTGTCAGCGCTGCCCTGGCTGATCGTCAACCCGCAGACGGGGGAAGTTAGCCACCTGTTACCTGGGGAGATTGTCAGCGCGCCGCTGCTGGGGCGGACTTTCGTTTATGGCGTGCATGACTGCTATAGCCTGGTGCTGGACTACTACCGCATCGAGCGCGGCATCACGTTAAAGCACTATCCCCGCGATGACCGTTTTGGCTGGTGGAAAGCCGGGCAGGATTTGTATGCTGACCGCTTCGCTGCTTGCGGCTTTGTCGTAGTAGATGAGCCTCTCGTGGGCGATCTGGTACTGATGCAGGTGGAATCGCCCGTCGCCAACCATCTCGCCGTCTACCTGGGCGAAAATATAATCCTGCATCACCTGGTGAACCAGCTCTCGCGCCGCGATGTATATGGCGGCTACTGGCAAAAGCACACCGTGAAATTTTTGAGGTATGCGCCATGTTAGTTCCTGTCATTCTTTCCGGCTTCCTTGCCCGTCGTTTCGGCAAGCGCTTTGATCTGGCGGTATCCAGCCCCCGCGAAGCGGTGCGCGCCTTATGTAGTCAGTTGCCTGGCTTTGAGGCCGCACTGCTGGCTCATGCGCCGGGCTTCCGGGTCTGGATTGACCGCGCACCACTACAGGATGTGGAAGGGCTGGATCGCCACACCGGGGCACATCCGATCCGCCTCGTGCCCGTCATCCAGGGAGCCAAGGATGGCGGCGTGGGGATGATTATTCTCGGCGCAGCGCTGATTATGCTCGCCCCCTATGCCGTGACGGCACTCGGCATGGGCGAGACACTGGCAGGGGCGACGGCAATTAGTGCCGCGACTTCGCTGGGTACATCCATGATCTTGGGGGGTGTCGCTCAGCTGTTGTTTGCGCCACCGAAGCCTGGTGTGGGTAATACCGCAAATAATCAGTCCAACCTGTTATTTTCCGGCGCAGTGAATACCTCCGCTCAAGGGAATGCCGTCCCGGTCTGTTATGGCCGGATGCGAATCGGCTCACAAGTGATTTCCGTCGGGATCGAATCGGTGCAGATACCCTACACCGGAGTTTCTGCTGCCCCCGGCTTCGCCAGGATGGGCGGAGGAGGAAAATAATGCGTGAATATATTGTTGGCGCGGGGGGGGGCGGTGGCAAGGGTGGCGGCGGCGGCAGTAGTTCGCCTGTTGAGGAGCCCGATAGCCTGCACAGCCGTGACAGCGTGGTGGTGCTGGACGCGCTATGTGAGGGGGAGATTTTCGGGCTGGTGGATGGGCTGAAATCGGTCTATCTAAACGACACCCCCGTACAGAACGCCAACGGCAGCTACAACTTCACCAACCTGCAAATTGGCACCTCGAACGGCACACAACTGGGCGTGTCCGGGTCAGCTATCATGCTATCCATCGCGGCAGATGTGCGCTCTGAAGTCGCCGTTGTTACCCGCGTGAGGAAGGCTACGCCGGTGGTTCGGCGCATCGCGGATTTGAACGTGAATGCAGTGGATGTGCGCGTCTCCACCCCGCGTATGGTGCAAGGTGACAACCAGGGCAATCAGTCAGCCACCTCGATCAACTTTATTATCGAGGTCAATACCAATGGCGGCGGCTATGTCGCGCGCGTCACCGATACCTTCAGCGGTAAAACTACCAGCAAGTATGACCGCACCTATCGGCTCGCATTGACCGGAGTGGGGCCCTGGGATATTCGCCTGACCCGGTTGAGCGCCGATTCCACCACTTCTTTACTGCAAAACGAGCTGTGGTTTGATGCGCTTACCGCTATTATTTCGCAGCGCCTGAGTTACCCCAATACCGCGCTGGTCGCGATGGCAGCGGATGCGCGGGCGTTTCAAAGTATTCCGAAGCGCAGCTATGACATCAAGGGCTTGATCGTCCGCGTTCCCAGTAATTACAACGCCACCACCCGGGTCTATACCGGGCTATGGGACGGCACGTTCAAGCTGGCCTGGACGGACAACCCCGCCTGGTGTTTTTATGACCTGCTCACCAATGCCCGTTATGGCCTGGGGGCGTATTTACCTGCGACGGCGGTGGACAAGTGGGGGCTATACACCATAGCCCAATACTGTGATGCGCTGGTGCCCAACGGCTTCGGCGGGACTGAACCGCGTTTTACCTTCAACGCCTACATCACCACCCGCGCCGAGGCGTTTACCGTCGTCAATCAGTTGGCCAGCGCCTTCCGGGGTATGGTTTACTGGGCTAATGGGACGATCAACGCCGTGCAGGATGCGCCGCTTGATCCAACCGCCCTGTTCACTCGCGCTAATGTGATTGACGGCGCTTTCAACTATACCGGCGCATCGCGAAAGGCGATGCACACCGTCGCGCTGGTACAGTGGAATGATCCGGCCAACGCCTATCAGCCTGCTATCGAGTATGTTGAGGATGCCGCCGCGATCGCCGTGTATGGCGTGATCGAATCCCAGCTTGCGGCGGTGGGTTGTACCTCGCGCGGCCAAGCGCATCGTCTGGGTCAATGGCTACTCTATTCGGAAAAGCTGGAGCAGGAAGTTATCACCTTCAAGTCGGCCATGGATTCCGCCTATGTGCGCCCGGGGCAAATCATCAAGGTGCAGGATGCGCATCGCGCTGGGAAGCGGGTCGGCGGCAGGCTGGCCAGTACCGGCAACACTGTCAGCAGCCTGACGCTGGATGCCCCGGTGACAATCGAGTCCGGCAAGACCTACACTGTTGCCGTAGTCTTGCCCGACGGGAGTATCGGCAGCGCCCCCGTTAACAATGGGGTCGGAGCGACCACTAGTTTAACGCTCTCCGGCATCGGTCTGGCCGCCGTGCCACAACCGAATGCTATCTGGGTGCTGACTGTCTCCGATCTGTCCCCTACGCTATGGCGCGTGCTGGCCGTGGCCGAAGCCGCTAAAAACGAATACGCCATCACTGCGCTGGCGCATAACCCGAGCAAGTTTAGCGGCATCGAAAACGGCACTGCCTTGCAACTGCCTAACGCCGTATCAATCCCGGCGATGCCCGGCGCGCCGCAAAATATCACGTTTGTGGAAAACGTCGTGAAGAATCTGGGTGTCGTACATGACACCCTCACCATCGGCTGGGACAGTGTGCAGTATGCAACCAAATACCGCGTCAGCTGGCGCAGCTTGCCCGGTAATTTTACTGATCTGCCGACGACCTCCGTTACGAATGCGGAAGTGATGAATATCCCGCTGGGTGACATTGAAGTGCGCGTATCCGCATTGAATGTGCTTGGTCTGGAAGGGCCAGCGACAGTAGCTACTGTCGCTGTACTAGGGGTCGCCAGCAGCGCCTATGCCGCCGCAGTGCCGCCGGTCATAGATCCTGCCGCGCCAGTCGCCACCGTGACCGGTGAGTTATTTTCGACGCGCGTTAGCTGGCTATTCGGCGATTCGCGCACCGACATTTTATCAACGGAAGTCTGGTGGGCAGGCACAAATGATCGTCAAGTCGCCAGTCGCATCGCACAAGTGCCTTATCCGGCCAGTGAATACCTACACGTCGGTTTGCAACCCGCGCAACCGTGTTACTACTGGCTGCGGGTGGTAGATACCTCCGCTAATACTTCGCCCTGGTATCCGTTATTGGCTATAGAGGGGCTATATGCCACCCCGATTGCCGACCCCTCGGTATTGATGATGCAGCTGAGCCATTCCCTGGGCGTAGCCCAGCTCAGCCCTGAGCTGGGCGACAACTTCCTTGCAGGGAACGTCAACGGCGTGGCGACGGTAGGTTTAAACGGTAATATGGTCGTAGATGGCAGCATTTTTGCCAACAAGATAAATGGCACGAATCTGGCCGTGGTTAACGGCACTTTTTCGGGCACATTATCGGCGGCATCCGGTTCTTTTTCCGGCACGCTGGCAGGCTCGGATATTACGGGCGCAACCGGTACATTCAGTGGTTCTCTTTCTGCTGGCACAGTAGACATCACCAAACTAATCGGGATAACGACAAACTATTTCACCCCAGGCACTTACACGCTGACCGTGCCAGCCGACAAGACTTCTATGCGCGTGACGCTGGTCGGTGGTGGTGGCGGCGGCGGCGGGAATAGAAGTGGCAACACATACGGAGGTTGTGGCGGCGGTGGTTCGGGAACGATGCGGGTAGCCATATTCTCGGGGCTCGCGCCTGGAGCTACATATTCGCTCACT